CAGCGTCACCAGCAGCGGGTATTCGCTCGTTGCCTGCACGGTCTCGTCGTTCAGGATTCCGCGGCGGCAAGTGAAGTTAAACTTCGCGCTCGTCACGAGCGTAGTGAGCGCCCCGCCGGAATACACCTGCAATTCGCACTCTACCATGCCCGGTGCGAACGAGGTGTTGAACAGCGTGATCGTCACCTCATTCATCGCGGAGCCGCCGATAAAGACGCCGCCTTCCTCCACGCCGCTGTCTTGGGATGAGGTCCCCGTCGACTTGGAGAAGATGGCGAGCACCCGGCATCCGGCCAGGTTCACGGGTACGCCGTCGTCCGTCAGGGTAATGTGCAGCACATTTCCCGTGTCGCCTTCCACCACGGTGAATTCCCGGTTGGAAATCGAACGGCTAATATCAAGCGCAATCTCAAATTGTTTTAATACTTCTGCGCCGTCCATATGCCGCTGCCTCCTATCCCGCCGCGCTTGGGGTTGGCTTTCGCTTCGAGCGCCGCATAGCCCGCCGCGCCGAGCGCGTTGTAAAGCTCCTCCCGGCTTTCCTTCCATTGCGCCGCGTCGGAGGAAAACAGCTGCCGGCGCTCCCCTTCGCGCATACGCAGCACAAAGCTCTCGTATTCCGCCGGGGTCATGGTGAAATAAGCGTCGTCCGCGGCGCTGCCTGCACGGCGCTTCACCGTGGCGGCGCCGCTTGCCGCGTTTGCGCTCTGGTATGCCGCGTACCATTGCGCGGCAAGGCTCGCCGCCGCGTTTTGCGCGTTGTAGCGCATCTGCGCGTTCTGCATCTGCGCCTGTAAATCCAGGTTGGCGTAATATTGCAGGTAGGACGCTACCCGCTCGGAAAGAGCGGCTGCGTAGTTGGATTCCAGCATCGCCACATCCCGTTCCGTGTTGGCCATCTCGCGCCCCTTTACAGAGGTCACATAGGTGGAAGCCCCCATCCCGCGGGAAGCCGCGTCCGCGTCCAACTCCGCCATGTTCGTTTCTCCCCGCGCGCGCCGCGCCTCGATGGCCTGATCCGTTGCCGGGCGCAGGGAGGCTTCCGCATCCGCCTGGATCTGCGCGCGCGAAGGCGTGCTGACCTGCACCGCGGGTACGGACAGCATCGAAAGCGCCTGGTCGTAATATCCGCCGTAAATGCTTGCCGGCGCGCTCCAGGCGTTTGCATTGCGCACCGTTGTGGCCTCGTAAGCCGCCTGGGTCTTCGGCCCCCAGATCCCGTCCGCCGTTACGCCGAGCCGCGTCTGGTATTCCTTCACCTTTTGCCGGCTGTCCACGCCGGCGGGCGGGGGATAGCCCGCCAAAGAAAAAATTGCCATGTTTGCTTTCCTCCATTCATTGGTTGGTTTCGAGCGCCGCGAGCCGGGCTTCCAGCTCCGCGATCTTCTGGCTCAAAATCGTAAAGTTTTGGTTCAGGCAGTTTTCGTTCGCTTTTATGCGCTCCGTATAGGCCTGCCGGTTCGCCTCCCGCTCCGCCCCGGCGGGCAGGGCGATATAATAGAGCGCGCGCATATCAAGTGCCATTATTCCGTCCTCCTCCGTTCGTCAAACAGCAGCTCCGCGCCCGCCTCCAGCACGAATCGGCCGCCCGCCTCGTTGTAAAAGCGCATGGAAAACGTGCGCCCTTCGTTGAGCAGCGGCACTTCGAGCACGGTCGCGCGCGTGTCCGGCACGCGCATGCGATGAGTGGCCGTGTGGTTGTCGATGGTCATGTCCATGAGGATCACCGAATCCGGCAGGTCGCTGCTGCCACGCAAGTAAAGCTCGCGGATGCTTTTTACGCAGCCCTTGTCGTGCAGGTCGGTCAGCGGCGTCTGCCACCAAGCCTCGATGGGCGCGCCGTCGTAGGAGGTTCCTTCCCCGAAGCGGCAGACGCGCCGCGCGCCGTCGGTCAGATACAATACGCCGCCCCGAGCGCAGAGGTCGCCTGCCGCAAAGCCGCGCCGCAGCATATAGGTGCAGCGCACAAGGTCGTATTCCACGAGCGCACAGTTCCCGCCCTCGTCGATCGTAAAGTACAGCTTGTCCCGGCAGAGCGCGCCGCGCGAATCCGCGGCGGCCGCCCCTGCGAGCACCCTGCGGATGCGCCGCGCGTCCGGCATGGGCTCCGCGCTCACGCCGTTGAAGCAACAGAGGCCGCCGCCCGTGAGGTAGTACAGCGCGTCGCCCGAGGGGACGATCGCCGTATGCGCGGGCCGCTCGCCGCGCGCCTCCACCTCCTCCACGATGTAGTTTCCGGGCCGGTCGCCCAGGAGGCGGTAGATGCTGTGCCGTTTGAAGATCAAAAGCTGGTTGGAAAGCGCCGCCAGGCCGATGATCGGATCGCCGCCCGTGTCGCCCACCTCGGTGTGGCCGCCCTCCACGTTCGGGGAGGCTTCCACCGTCCCCCAGTCCTCGATGCTGCGGCCGCTTCCAGGCAGTTGGGACCAATAGAGCCGGTTCGGGTGCTCCGGGTCGCCCGCGGAAAACAGGCGGTTGCGGTACATGGCGAGGTAGAGCACTTTCACGTTTGAAAGCTGTGCCTCGCTGCCGAACGGGGAAGCCGATACGCCGTCGTATTTCACGAGCTGCGCCTCCCCGCAGCCGATGATGAGGCAGTCCGTGCTGTCGATCCGCGCCTCCGCGAAATCGAAGCGGTGCTGCGTCAGTGCGGGGGCATAGGTATAAACGGCATTCCATGCGCCGTCCTTGTACGCATAGATCACATCCCCTGCGATAGCGATAAACTGCGCGCCGTCCTGCCGCTGGTGAACGTACAGCCTGTGCAGCTTCTCCACGCCCGGAACGGGCGCTTCGATGTGCCTCACATACCCTTTGGCGACGGCGAGGCTGCCGTCCTCCGTGTCCATGTTGCAGGCGTCTGCGCTCATGCCTGCGGCGATGGCGTTCTCGTTTTTCGATTGGTCGATGCCGTAGAACTCATCGATGCGGTAAGCCTTCCTGCCCATGCGCTCACCACCTGTTCAGGATGCGGTAGCTGTCCGCGCCGCCCATGTGGGGCCGCAGCTTGGCTTTGCCCGCCTCGTACATCTGGAAGTAGATGTTGCCGCCGCGCTGCACGCCCACTTCGCCGCTTGCCCGTTCGCGCCCTACCACGTAGCACACGATGAGCCCGTGGCACCAGTCCGGCAGTTCCGGCACGTCCGTGGTGTTGGAAAGCGTGGGCGGCGCGAAGCGGTAGTTCACCTGAACGGCGCTGTCCGCCGCCGCGCCCGGCACGCAGAGCACGCCGGAATCCCCCGTTTCATGGAAGGTCATGTATCGCCCGAGGCGCTTCACGCCATGTACGCGGATGCAGGGGCGGGAGAGCTTACGCGTGTCGAGGAGTTTCCCTTCCAAAGTGAACTCCTCTGTCCTGCGGGGGCAATACGCCGCCGAAAGGTCCAGCACGGCCTCGTTGGCAAAGCGCGTGAGCTTCTCGCGCCAGGTGTCGAGCGTCTGCGCGTCGTGCCCACGGTCGAGCTGCGCGAGCGCGGATACAATGATGTCGTTGAGCGTCATAGCGCGTCCCCCTCACGGCCCAAGGCGCTTGCCGCGCCCCGCGCTGTATTCACGCACCCGCTCGCGGGAAAGCTCCGCGATCCGCTCGTTTTCCTGGATGAGCCTTGCGAGGCTTTCCGGCACCTGCACGGGTACGCCGCGTGGGATGCGGAAGAAGTAGCCGTTGAGCCCGCCCTCCCAGGGCGCGTTCTGCCCGTCGTCCGTGGGCGCGATTATCAGCTCCACCTTCGGCTCCGCCGCAAGGCGTTTGCCCGCTGCGCCGGAAAGCCGGTCGATCTCCCGGTCGCTCATGTATTTCATGTTTCATTCCTCCTGATTCGTCTGTTTCGTGTGTTCTATAAAAATCCAGCCTGAAGCGCGCCTTCTGCGCCTGGGTTTCCCTGCTGCACGGCCAATCCTCCGGCATGATTGACAAAATGCCTGTAATAAGGCAATCCCCCGGCATGCTAACGCATGCCCCCCCTTTCAAAAGGGGGCGCTTGGGAGCGGTGAATTCCAGCGTTCTCCGTTTTCGGACGGCACTCGAGAGCGCACACCCCAAAAG